TGCGGTTGGTGATGGCGTTACGGATGATACAGAAGCATTCAAAGCCGCCCTGTTATTTGCAAAAAACATTGGTGGATGCGAGGTTGTCGCTGTGTACTCTTCTGATGGTTATGTGTTATCAGAAACCCTTTACGTAAGCGACAACGTAACATTGGATTTTTCTCAAAGCGAGCTTTTACCTGTAGCGGTTTCTGCTGGCGGCAGTTATACATCCAATGCCCTCATCATTCTTGGAAACCCATCTCCTGAGCCTTGGGCAGAAAATCCAAAACTGAAGCGGGCAAATCTATCATACGCAACCAATGACGCTGATTTCCCGGCTAGGCCCTTTTCGATTATTGGCGCAGAGTACCCAGTAATTCAGTTTTGCAGATGCATTCAGCCCAACGATACATGCTTTATTGCCTACGACAGTATTTATGCTGTCTTTGAATTTAACTACGCAGAGAACCCAAGATTTCACGGTTTTGGTACTACAGATGGGGCTGACAGAGCCATATTCCAGTACAATTTCTGCAAGGACATCACTGGCGCAATATCAGGGGATAGCTTTTGTTTTGATATGTCGGCAGAAAATGCAAACAACTTCCCTTGTATTGTTCGTCACAATTATGCCGTAAATGGATTAAGGTTCTTTAAGGGGCAACAGCAAGCCTCAGAAGTATACGGTAATTACATGGAGAACTTTTCAAGCGCTGACGATCAAACGGTTGTCCTTGGATATGGGACTGGCATCCATTTTTACGACAACACTATGGTTGATTGCGCATCGCCGTTCTTGATTGGCTCTGGCGCGGACGGTCCCTTGAGAGAATCGACAATCTTTAATAACCGAATAATTAATAGAACTGTGCCGGTCAGAAACTTAATTTCTATGGCTCAGGATGTCGAAAATGTAAAGTACGAAAACAACTACCATATTCATTCCGCCGACTTTGTGGCAAATTCTAGTTATATAGTGTTAGACCGTCCACTCGCCAAAAATTTAAGCATATCAGATAATGAATTTTACATAACAGGAACGCCTGCCAATAACACATTTATGCAGATAACGGAACTAAACGGAGCATTCTTTGAAAGAAATAAAATAGTCACTTCTCACACTAATGTGGTGTATTGGGTAGGCGGGGCTGGAAATCAAATAAATAATAATTACGTTGAATCAACTGGAGCACTGTCTACAACATTCAGAGTGGTGCCCGGCAGCAATACTGTAAAAGATAATACCGTATTAGGAAGATTTAGGATTGACGGCTATTTGACAACAAATTACACGGGGAACATTGCTAACCAATGGATAATATCTCCAGAAAATGACAGACCTCAGTCTGGTGCTGGTGATCCAGTTACTACGAACCCAACCACTCCAAGATTTGCCGGGGATTCGTATATCGACACATCAGCAAATGGTGTTTATTTTTCCGTTGGGACAACATCGTCTGACTGGGTATTGATAAGCTAGAGCACGCTAATTTCAGGAGTGCTTAGATGAGATACTTCAAGCCTTCAGAGTTTGCCTGCCCTTGTTGCGGGGCGGGCGCTGATAAGATGGATGCGGGGTTGTTGCAATAACACTTGACCCCAGCGACATCGTAAGCTATACTCTTTAAATTCCAAAACAACAAAGGAGATTCTTACGATGATTCGCTGGCTATTCCTAATAATGCTTCTCTCGCTTTCTCTGAGCGTCTCTGGCACCTCTTACGCAAATCAGACGTACATACCTCGACATACTGACGAAGAGTACGCTAGAAACGCCTCAGAGAGCTTTAAACGTGACGAGGAAATCCAATGTCTTGCTTTGAATATATTTTTTGAATCAAGAAACCAAGGAACACAAGGGTGGCTTGCTGTGGCATTTGTCACAATCAATCGTGTGTTTGACCCGAGATTTCCCAAAAGCATCTGTGACGTTGTATGGGAGCCAAAGCAATTCTCTTGGACACATGATGGACTTTCTGATAAGCCCGATTTATCCAAGTATCCTGACAGGAAAGCGTGGGAATATATTCTACAGTTTTCCAAGGGGTTTCTTGAGAACTTTGAGCACATACACGATCCAACAAATGGTAGCTTGTATTACCATAAGAATACTATAGAGCCAATCTGGCGTAATAACTTTGAAGTTGCTGTTGAGATTGGTGAGCATATCTTTTATATAAATCAAGGGAGATATAGATGAATAACTTTAGATTAATTTCGGGGGTGGTGTAATGGCAAATCCTGCGAATGTAATTTTTAGAAACCTGACCCCGGAGACGAAGATCGTTCCGAATCCACCCGCGGGGCAGCCGGTGATTGCCACGAAAGCGGAGTTGCGGGATGGGAGTCGTCCGACTTCGGGCGGGGGTGATCCATTATCCAGACCGCTTGCGCAGTCATTTGCCGATGTAGGTTTTGGTTATAAAGGGGCGTTTACGATTTCCGATCTGCCGGAAAACGTCGCCGGCACATTTATTGAAGGCAGGCGCTTCAGCATTTCCGCAGATGGCCAAAAGCTGTATTTTCGGGGCGGCAGGGACGATAACACTTACACTTATGTACCCATCCCCGAAGTTGGCGGGATCACCAGCCTGCCGCTGCCCTCAATAGCCGACTACGGGAAATTCCGCTCTATGTCGGGTGGCTGGGGCTACCCTGTTGGCGGCGCGGTGGTCAACGGCGTTTTGTATGTTCCCTATGCGACCATTTACGACACAGGCAATGGCATGGACGGTCGAGTTCTGGTTGGGTATGACCCCGACACACTGGAGCAGGTAACTGGCACCGCGAAGGCTCAATACCAAGGCTCGCTCAGTGGCTATAGTTCGTATAACGATGGAACAGGAAGGCCAACATTTACAACGCGCAAGGCGGTTGGACCTCTCCGAGAATTTCCACCCGAGTGGGCAGCGGTGTTTGGGTATCCGTGCTACATGACGCCGGGCGTTGCTCACAGTATTGCAAGCAACTCAAACCGGAGGCACGGGTTTACATTGGTAGACCCAACACAGCTAACGACAAGCGATCTTACCGGCTTTCAAGACATTGATGTGAAGCCCGTCCTCTACGATGGCGGCCCATCAGGCGCTGGCTCGATTTCTTACCAAGGTCCGAGAAACATGGATAAAGTGCCGCCCGAAGGGTTTGTGCTGCCAGACGGTTTTGGCGTCATAGACTCTGAAAATCTTGCTGGCTGCGGTCGAGAGTGGGGGTGGGACGGCGCTGAAGGCATGGCCGGGGGCGGCTGGATTATTCCCGGTACTCGAACCTTTGTGTATATGGTTCCCGCTGCTATGACCGGCACCGCTGGCAAGGGGTGGGGACTTCGTGACGGCGGCACTTCTTACCAAGGCGACCAGTATGAGTGTCTAGCGTTTTTCTATGATCTTGCAGAAATCAAGGAAGTGGCAGATGGAACAAGAGCGGTTGCGGACTGCCTGCCGTACCACTACGAAAAAATGCCCGGCGTCCAGGAGGATATATCAACCGGCATGGGTCGCTGGATCAACATTTGGAATACGTGGTCTCAGGGCAATTTTGTTAATTGCCCAGTGACCGGGAATGTCTACGGCTACGTTGGAGGCACCGACCCCGGACCCTTTGATTTCTACAATCCGAACACAGGACAAATAGACACCAGAACGCCTCCTTATAACCTGGACACAGGCGGGTTTGGAGAAAACAAACAGATATTTATTTGGGGGCAGATCTAATGGCTCAGCATTTTTGGCAAGCGTCAGACTACACAATTGGAAATGCGCCCGCTGCTTTTGGCTGGTCTGTGCAAGCTGGCACGTCAACTGTCTCTGAAATTCAGGATATTGGCGGCGGCGAGCTTGCGTGGGTTGAGAGCAGATCAAGCGACGGCTCTCGGTATTATCAATTTGACGCCCCTGGCGCAACTCTGAATGACTGCCAGCTATATGCTGTCCTGTCCGCTGAAACTAGCTTGGATGAATGGCTTGGCGGTTGGTATGGAGATGATCCAACCGACGGCTATCGAGCCGTTGCA